AGAACAAAACGACGCGGAAATATTTGTCGGTGTGTTCGATAACGAACCGGAGATAAGTTTTAAGGTAAAAACGAAAAAACAGGCGAAAAGATTGGTGAGAGAACATAATCAAGATAGTTATTGGGATAATTCAAAAGGTGAAATTTGGAAAAATTTGAAACGAGATAAGACGAAAAACCCTATGCGAGGTGAATAATGGGAATTTATGAACAATATTTGCAATTAAAAGAAAAGGCGTACATCGAAGATTCCATTGACAATGACGAATTAGCCGAAAAGTATATGGATAAGGCAATAGAGATAAGAAACAATAGTTTTACAAAGGAAGATTGGGCGCGGTTAATTAAAGAGACTATAAACGGCAGGGCAAAATACGAGTACACAAAGATGATGAAAGAGAAATTTCCTGATTAAACTGTCAAAAGATTATATTTGCAAAGAAAAAAGCGTTTGGCGATTGCCGGGCGCTTTTTTTATGTCAAAAAGGAGGAGAAATGGCAAAGCTCACGGAAAAAGACCGGGCGAATATTATCAAGGAATATGCGGTAGGGAAAAGCGTGAGAGAGATTGCCAAAAAGTTTACGGTTTCTCCGACCGCAATATCAAAGATATTGAAGTCTGCAAAAAGTTTACAAAATGATCAAAAAAGTTTACAGCCGAAACAAGATAATCAAGCGCTTGCGCAGGTGATTATTGACAGGGCAGTTGCGGGATTGGTGAGAGAGATCGAGGAAGCTTCGGTAAAGGACAAGCTGGCGGCAATTGAGCGGTTATCTCAGCTTTATCATTTGGAAGAGCAGAAAGAACAGCAGAAGTTGGAGTTCCGTTTTGAAATCAGAGATTTGACGAGGAGAGAAGATGGAAGTAGCGGCGACGATACCTGAGAAGTTTACTCCGCTTCTGAACCCTAAGGTAAGAAAGATAATAGAGGAAAGCGGACGATCTTCCGGGAAATCAACAACAAATGAATCGGTAGCGGCGGGGTTGATGTTACAATCCCGCTTTCATAATATTTGGTACTGCCGAGCGGAGAAGGGAGACGTCAGACCGACGATTTATAATTCTTTTCTTTCTACGCTTCAATCTTTGGGGATTGATTATCTTTTCAAAACGTCACTTTCCCCGATGGAAATAACGTGTCTTGTGACTGGAGCAAAGTGTTATTTCGGAGGAATCAACGGGAAAGTCGCAAACGATCTGAATACCACGAAAGGATTTACGCCGCAGGATAAATCGCTTGCGATGTTTATATTAGACGAAGCCAACGAGGCAAAGTCACAGCTTCATGTAAGAGCGGCGGAGACGACGGCAAATAAGTTTCTGCGAGAGGACGGAAAGATCGTCTACGCATATAATCCACCGCCTGTCAGAACGCATTGGGCGCACAGTTATTTCGGGCAAGAGGTAAGAAACGGCGCCACGAAAATTTATACAACTTATGAAGATATCTATCAGCTTTTGAAGCCGGCAACGATCCAGGAAATCGAGGATATGAAGCGCAATAATCCGCGGCAGTTTGCTTACTGGTACTTAGGTCAGATGGTATCGCTGGAAGGGCTTGTTCTTTATACCTTCAAGCGAGAAAGGAATCTGGTCAGTATAGAACGCTTTCGGAGCATGATTGTGGCGGGCTTTCATCCGTTGTATATCATTTACGGCGTGGACAGCGGTGTGGTAAAAGACGCAACCGCCGTATCTGCTTGGGCGGTTATGGCAGACGGGACTCTGTTAAAATTATCAACGTTCTATTTGAATCCGAAGGAAGAGGGAGAGCCGATTCCCAATACGATGCAAGTCGCACGGATGCGCGAATGGTACGCTGATTTTTACAGCAAAATGCGCAATATGGGCGTTGTGATGCCAGGTGCTTATAATGAATGCTGGGTGTTCGATTCTGCGGTTGTAACGCAAGATTTGATGTTTGAATGGCAGAATTCTACGGCATTTTATTGCAGGGCAGTCGAAAACAAGAATATCGAACGGGATATTAAGCGATTGCAAAACGGATATTTCCGAGAGATGTTTAAGATATTGGATTGGGAAGACAACAAAGAAAGTATAAGGGAAATCGAAACGTTTTGTTATGACGAAAACAACGAAATCCCGGAAGGACAGGATGATCACACGATAGACGCGGACAAATATGCCACCGCGTTTTTTTATTACGGATATATGGCGATGAATGGTTAAAGGAGTTTGATATGGCGTTTCAATTACCGAATTATTTGAAGAAGTATCTCGACACAAAGGGGAGAATTCCGTTTGAGAATTATACAAACAATTCTACTTATTATTCCCAATTGGATTACTATTGGATCAACTACATGGAATATGTTGTTCGTCCTTGTATCGCTTACGGGAGCGGAGCGGTAGACGGTGTTCATAACAATGCGTTGTCCAGTGGAACGGGCTTAGCGATCGTAAACGGAGCAACGCGCGTATGCCGCGGGGAAAAGATCTTTTTCGAGGGCGACGATTATACTTGCGAGAAGTTTGGCGGCGTTTGGGCGTCGAATACGAATTTCCACAAGTTTTTGGATCGGGCGATCCGCTTTACTTTTCTATGCGGAAGCTGCCCGATCAAGATCGACAGAGACGGATTCAGTCGCTATTCTTTATCGGCTGTACGGCTTGACAGGAGTTTGATAACTTGTGATGAATCGGGGAACGTAACGCACGCGGTATTCTTCATATCCGCTTTGACGAACCTGAAACGGGATATAAACGAGCAGATCGAATATTGGTTGGTTGAAGAGCGGAAATATAATGAATCATATCGTCCCGTAGTAACGTATAAGGTGTTCAGAAAGAGCGGGAATGCCAATTCTCCGGTGCTTCCGTCTCCGGACGTCGCGGGAGTGGATTTTAAGAATCTGCCGCCACGCGTACAAAATCAATTGGTTCGCATGGGAGTGCGTACTCTGAATGCCGAGAGGATATTGCCGTATTCGGATTTAGGTGTTTATCTTTGTACGAGGACAGGCGTAAATTCGGTTGTTCCGGATTCGCCGTTCGGTGATCCGTTGCTTTACGGGTTACTCGATCTTTTATGGTCAATTGACGTCGTTTACAGCGGATCGATGATTGACGTGTTAAACGGAGAAGGGAAAATTCTTGTACCGAAGCAATTTTTACAGGAAACGTTGAGCCGCTTACAAGCGCAAAATCCCAATACGGTGTTTACGGTTACGACTGCCGAGCTGGACAGTTATAAAGACGAATCATTTGTCTACGTAATGCCGTCGAATTTTGATAGAGATAAAATGTCGCCGCAACCTGTTCAATTTGAGATCAGAGCGGATCAATATCGTTTGATGTGGGAGCTTTATCAAAAGGAAGCTGCGGTACGTGCGGGGTTCTCTCCGACGAGTATTTTCCCGCATTTAACACCCGATAATTCGGCTAAGACGGCGACGGAAGTGACGGCGGAAGAGAATCTGACGCGTGCGAGCGTAAGACAGTTTCACGGGATGTTTTTGCCGGTTATCAATAGGGCTTTAAGGGAAATCGCGGTACTGGAAGGGCTTTCGGAAAACATCGAGTTAAAGCTATCCGATTATATCGGGAACAAGATGCAGAGCGATCAGAACATGAGAGAGAATTACGCTGCCGGCTTGGTTCCGAAAGAGATCGCAGTACAAGCAATCAACAATACGACAATCCGGGAAACGCAGGAGTACATAGAAAAGATTAAACAAGACAAAGAATCGGAGATGGAGGCGGCATTCGATGAACAAAATTATTTCGGACAAGCTGAATCCGCAGGCTTTAACAATAGAGGAAGCGGAGACCAAGCTCCGAATCCTGGTGCGGAGGGAAGTTCTTCGGATAACGCCCAAAGATCAGGTTCAGAGAATGGGCGCGAAAATAATTCAGAGCGCATTGGATAACATTACATTGCCGATTTTGAAAGGTGTAGCAAAGCGTTCTTTGTGGGATTTTCTGAATCGACAATATGATTTGCTTGTCAACAGTTTGGGTGCAAGTATTTTTCTTGCCGCAGCGTTTGTATCGCTGACTGCTTCTGAAAAAGAAAAGCCTTATGTGATCCCAGAGAAAAAAGCAAAGGAATATATCAAGCTGTATGTTCCCGATCCTCCACCGATTTACGGCGTAGCAATGAAAAAGTATGCAGAGGATTACCTGAAAGAAAATGTTTCTCCCGCAATGGAAGCGCTTGCAAAACAGTATCCGCTTGATCCTGACGACGTTTCGGAAAGACGGTACAGAAATTCATTGAGAAACCGCGCTGAGATGGAAGTGCGGTATCAGGGGCATTTGGATGAAATATCCGGTTTGAAAGAGGCCGGGCACAAGCTGGTGATTGCATCTACTCATGCGGACTGTTCGGAACGCTGTAAGCCTTATCAGGGGCGCGTTTATTCGCTTGACGGAACCAGCGGCGTGACAGACGACGGAAGAAAATACGTTCCGTTGGAAGAAGCGACGGACGTTTATTACACGACTAAAAAGGGGATTCGTTACAAAAACGGATTGTTGGGATTTAACTGCCGGCATTATCTGGTACCTTACAGTAGTGGAAGACGTTTTCTGGAATATAAAGAAGAGACAACAGACAAGCAGTACAAAATAACGGAACGACAGCGCGCTTTGGAGCGGCAAGTCCGTATGTGGAAAACAAAGGCAATCGAGCTCAAAAGCTCGGATAAAGAAAAATATAAGCTGGCAAGGGAGAAAGCTGTTGCGTGGAATCGGAAATATATCGCGTTTTCCAAACAGCATAACCGAGCATATGATCCGTCGAGGACAAGGCTTATTTGAAAATAGATCGGCACCCGAAAGGGTGCTATTTTTATGCCCGAAAGGAGGGTGAAAAGAATGTTCGGTTTTTTGAAAAAAAGAAAAAAGGAGGCAAACGAACAAATGGCAACGACTGATGAAAGAGAAATCAGCAAGGCGAAAGAAGAAATTGCCGAAAGGGGCAAGGATTCGCAAACTACGCGCGACAGGACTGACGAGATTGTAGCGGAAAGAGAAAAGGAATCGGGAAACGAAAATTCGCAGACCGCAAAAGATCGCATTGATGAAAGCGATGGGACAAAGAAAGCCGATGAAAAGCGCGAAGAGGAAAAAGAAGAAAAGCGCGAAGAACGGCATGAAAATTCGCAGGAGGACAGGCTTGACAAGCTCGCTTCTGCGCTTGAAAAACTCGTGTCGATCCTAACGCCGAAAGAAACGGAAAAGCCCAAAAATGCTTTTGACGAGAAGTACGGCATGAAGACAAAAGAGCCGCCTATGGCGGAAAGAAAAGAGTACGGGGAAAAAGAAATCAACGCCCTGCTCGGAAGATAAAAAGGAGGAATTAAAGGATTATGGCAGTAGTAGAAACACAAGGTTTATCCGACCGCGTATTGTATTCGCAGGTCATGGCAAATATCGGAAAAGCTTATTCCGATTACGGCGTCGGGAACGGGAATTATCCCAATGTAGAGGATATTCTGACCGACAGAGCACTTTATAACGTTTGGATGCGGAATTTGCTGAATGCAAAGATTTTCGTTGACGGAATGGGGATCACGAATCGAACGGCGCAGGCGCAAGGCGTCTCCGCAGTGCGCGTTCCCATTATGGCTCCGCCTCCCTATTTACCCAGAACGATTACGATGCAACCTTACACGGGGAATTATATTCCCGGTACGCCCGGAAACGACGGTTTGGAAAATAGAAACCTTCCGAATACACCGCAAACGAATGGTTTCGACGTTTATTTCAACCAGGTTTACGATCATCCTACGGTTATTTATAAACTGTCTCAAAACATGCTTTCTTTGCCGATCGTAGCGGAATATACCTCGCAGATCCCGGAAGCTGTGGCTAATATGGAAGACAGCTTTATTATGGCGACGCAGATCAAGGCGGCTTTGTATCGTGCGAAAACAACAGACAACAGCAACGTTGTTCCCGTTGACCTGAGCAATACGTCTGAGGGATATTTACAACAGATCATGAATAAGATTATCGGGCTCATGACCAATCCGCAGACTTCTTGGGCGGAAGGAATTGTGCAGTACGATCTCGAACGCTGTGTAATTATTATGAAGCAGTCATTCTTTGATTTGTTGTTCTCCGTTAAAAACGGCGTTCTCGTCAACGGCGGGAACTTGCCGCAGGAGATGTTGATTCGCGGCGCGTTTACCGAAGACGGAAGACCGAAAGGCAATCTCATCCGCGGAATGTATTCCGGGGTGTACATAAAAGTCGTTCCCAATTCTTATTTCAGACAATCAGCCGCTTATGACGGAATCAATGCGGATCAGTTTGCCGAATTTGACAAGATTCAGTGCTATATCGCCAATGCGGAAGGAACGGCGTTCGGGCGTGCGGATACGACGATCAACCCGATTCCCAATCCCGGTTCTTCGGTCGGAACGAAGATTCAGACCTTGTTCCAGTGGGGATGCGGGGTTGTACGTCCTTCGGCAATCGGCATCGTAATCGCGACCGAAAACAATCTTGCCGATTTCAATAACCCGATCGATGAACAGGGTAACGTCGTTGCGCCGAATGATTTCGATTCCGTTATTTCTTCTTACGGCACGGCTTCGGTCAATTACGGAACCGCTCAGAAAGTCGGCGTTTATGACGATGAAACGACTACTACGGTAACCGTAACAATCAAAGGAACCGAAACGGGAACGCCCGCTGTTTCGAATGCAAATTTAGAGATAAAGAGTAATGGAAAACCCGTCGGGTTCATCAATAACGCCAACGGCACCTATACTTACGTTCTCGGCAGAGGGCAAACCGCTTCCGTAACGGTATCTGCTGCGGGATATACCTCGCAAACCGTAAACGTAACGGCAGCCAATACTGCGGGTAAATCTTACGCGCAAGAGATCAATTTGGTTAAGAAAGCTTAACCAACGTTTTCTGAGGGGTTTTCGTAAAAGCCCCTTTCCACTCATAGTACTTTCATTATTTACTCTTCCAAGTCTTTCTAAGGGGTTCAGACGTAAAATAAAGCCCCTTTCCATTTGCACCTCCTAAATACCATATCAGCCTTTTTGCGGGCTCAGGCTTAAAAGAAAGCCCGCGATTATTACGGAGGGAATTATGTTAATCAATGATAATTACATGATATTCGATGAACTAACCAACCAATACAAATTGACGGAAAAAGCAATTCTGCGCATGGGGATTGATCTGAGGTCGCGGTTGGCAGAACGGAAAGCGCCGAATCCCGAGATGATTATCGAGCGATTTTTGGACGACGTATCTACGACTATTTACGCCTATATTCACGACTGCAATATCAACAACGAGCGGCAAGATTGGTTGATCAGGCATACGGAATCGGGGCGTGAATACGTTTACCGTGCTATGTTGCAACAAGCTCCCTATCTCTTAAAAAACGGGAATTTGTTATATTCCGTTAAGCCGGAAGAAAGAGCCGTTGCGGTCATTGATTCGGCAAAGGCGATTTTGTCAAGACCGTTAAGAGAAACCGGGCGTGCGCTTACTTATGCGGGGGTGATCTGATGTTTGATTATCTTGATTTGATCAGCGGGAAATTCGATCAGACCCTGACGGGAGCTTATTATCCGCGTTTGCCGAATGCGCCGGATGATGAACGCGTTCAGTTTAATTACGAGCCTGTCGATGTGAAATCATGGGCTTATAAAAAATTGTTTGGAAATGTTGAAAACAGCGAAGGGGCTGTTTATGCGATCAAAACGACAGAGGATTTGCGGTTTAAAATCGGACAATACATCATTACGCAGGGCGGGACAATGTGGAAGATTGTACAGACTTCAAAAGACGTTTTAAGCGGAAAAAGGGAAGCCTACCGTTATTTGAAAGACGTACCGCAAATCGATTACGTTTTGCGACTTGTGGAGGTGGAAAATCCGTGGGAACTCGATTAAATGTTGAGCGGGCATTTCATAAAGCGCTTGCAAAATTAAAGCAGAAGTCTCCCCAAGATACCGGAAATCTTCGGTATAATGCGATAAAAGGGGAATGGATGGATGAAAAGACCTTTCATATTTATGTGGATGAAAAGCTTGCGCCCTATATGGTATATACGAATGAGCCCTGGACTTCTCCGTATTGGAGAGGGAAAAAGAATCCCAACGAGCATTGGTGGAACTCCACAATACAGGAAATTCTCCGCATGATTTCCAATAATTTACAAGGAATACTGAAAAATCCTTACCAAGAAGAAAAAATTAAGATAAACGCAATGTTTGAGGAGATTGTCAATAGTAGTAATTCGTTTATAAGAAATAAACCTGTTTATACCAGTTCATTATTTACAATCGGAATGGATCAAATGTTATAAGGAGAGATATGATTAACATAAATACTTTGGCAAAAGATCTTGAAAACGGATTGAATCAGGCGATTGCCGTAATGAACGAGCAGTTTGTAAATGAATCTTACCAATTCACAACGATGTCGGAAGCCGGAAGATATAAGAAGGCACAACGGACGGATAATCACGTAACGCATTTTATTTCGAGCGTTCTGTCTATTACGAATGCAAGCTCGACGACCACGAATAACGGCGTTATCATGGGCGTTTATTATTGCTCTTTTCAATTTGCGGTTCCGTTGCAGCTCCCGAGATATACAAAGAATCCGGAGGGAGAGGTTATTCCTTTGGAAGAAACGGAAGAAAACAAGTTTCTCATGCCGATATACGTGCGTTCAGTTGTGGATAATTACTTTAAGGCAAATAAAGAAGTGATTATCCAATCGGAAGATGGTCAGCCGTATACCGCAGGCGTTGAATATTCCATTCCCGCAACCGGTATTTCCGGTGTTGATTCCATGATCGGGGAATATTTGCTCATGACTGCATATATCACGTATTCTTACGTGGAGGGCGGCGTCAATACGAAATCCTGGGTCTTTCTTTTAGATGGGGAAGCGATTCCCTATCAGGACTTTACGATTACGCGGCAGAGTATATCCGAGCCTAATGTTTTTGCGGGGGAAGACGTTGCGAAAAATGTTTCTGCGTCTACTCAGGTTAAATTCGAATTTCTGGCACCTGTTTTACAAAACAATCCTTTGGCTTCCGCATGCTATGAATATATTTTAGCCGGGAAAAAGAACGTAGCGCATGAATTGACGGTTAAAATAGAGGGACAGAGCATTGAAAATACATATAAAGTAATCTTTGAAGCGGCTAACGTTTCCGGGCAATACGTGAAAAATTCGGGCTTTAATTTTACGCTGGTACAGTCTGTGGATGACGCAAACGCGCTTGCCGCGCCTGCTTCTGCCTGGATTATTTCATTTAACTTTTCGGAAGCCAAAAGATTGGTGATTTTATTGCAGGATGAAGCGGGACAAAATATTCAAACAGAGTTTTCTTATTCATTTTCAAACGGACAAGCCGGCGAGAGCCAGACAATGGTCTTTATGGATTATCCGATCGGGGAAACGGTTATGACGATTATCCCCAAGCAGAAAGCGGCTGCGATTCGACTGTACAGCGGTTCATTACCGTATGAATCGATTACGATTATCCAGGAGGGGAAATAAATGCCGAACACGAACGAATATCATCTCTATATTCATTTGGACGGTGATACTACCGTTGTGAATAAAAGCCCTGTTGCAAATGCTTCCCAGGCTTCTGATGATACGGAAAAAGCCGACAACGAAAAAGGAATCAAAAAATTAGCGGGTGCGGTAGCGGTTTATAAGACCCTAAAAGGATTTGCGAATCAAATGATTTCTTATAATATCGGGACGATCGACCTTAGAACGGGAGCAAGGGAATATCAACAAAAAATGCAATTCTATTACGACGTCGGGATGAGTGCGCTCGGAGTAATCGAAGGGGCGATTATAGGCGGAAAGGTCGGAGGAGGAGTCGGCGCTGTTTTAGGAGCGGTCGCCGGTGCCGCAAGCTCTATGATCTCTTATGCCCAGAAACAAAATACGAT